TGGGGATATAGACAGGTTAAGTCCAACACGGCAGTGGATATTGGAAAATGCTGAAACTGATAAGTTTGTAATGATGGACGACGATTTAACTTTTGCACACCGTGGACCATACACAGGAACCAAACTTCATAAAGCTGACATAGAAAACGTAGAGACGATGTTTACAGAACTTGAGTATTTGCTAGAGACCTACATCCATGTTGGCATAAGCGCACGTGAAGGTAATAACCGTGTACAGTCAAACCTAAAAGAAAATACACGTATGATGCGCTTGCTCGGTTACAACAAACCAGAAGTATTAAAAACTGGCGCACGGTTTGATCGTATAGATACTAAACAAGATTTTGATATGACTTTGCAGTTATTACGCAAAGGACATAAAAATGCAGTGCTGTACAGCTTCGCACATAATCAACCAGGAAGTAACAACACTGGAGGGTGCAGCGTTTACCGTGACCCAGAAATGATGGATAGGTGTAGCCGTGAATTAGCTAACCTACACCCTGAATTTGTTAAGGTAGTTGAAAAACAAACTAAGACGAGTTGGGGTGGCGGCATTAGAACAGATGTAAGAATAGCGTGGAAAAAAGCGTATGAAAGTCATACACAGTCGTAATGTAAACGAAGCCTATACTATCGGCCTTAATGCACTAGACGCCGCTGGTAACATTGAAGATAGCCGTGTGGGACAAGTTAAAGTTTTCCCTACGCCGGTATCTACAGTTTATACGCATCCACAAGAACGTGTTTTGTTTAATGAACAACGTGATGCAAACCCATTTTTCCATTTAATGGAAGGGTTGTGGATGTTGGCGGGGCATAATGACGTAGAATGGATTAGCCACTATAACAGTACGTTTGGTCAGTTTAGCGATGACGGTGTCATATTTAACGCTGCTTATGGTTACCGATGGCGGCATCAATTTAACCGAGACCAGTTATCTGAACTGATAAGTATGCTGCGTAAAGACCCTAATACACGGCGAGCCGTTATAAGTATGTGGGATCCTTATGCAGACTTTAATGCAGAAGGTAAAGATTTTCCCTGCAATTTAAATATCGCATTTAGAGTACGTGACCATAAGTTAACCATGACGGTATTTAACCGTAGCAACGATGCAGTATGGGGAGCTTACGGTGCTAACGCTGTGCATATGAGTATGTTGCAAGAGTACATAGCTAGTGCCATTGGGATAGAAATGGGGGTTTATACTCAAGTGAGTAATGATTTTCATGCTTACATAGAAGTTTTAAATAAAGTGGGTACGCCTGATCCACACCCTATGGACCCATATCAAATGGGTATTATCCCTTCTCCACATTCTATGATAGATAACCCAACGGTATGGAATGAAACATTAGATCTGTTTATGGCAGATACCCGTTTATTCCATAAAATAAAATATAAAGCTAATTATAGATTTGAAACAATTGGGTTTTCTAAAGAACCGTTCTTTATGGAAATAGCTATTCCTATGGTTAAGATATGGGGCTGTTATAAACATAAAGACTATAAATCAGCACTACGTATCCTTGCTGAAGATATGGTCAACTCTGATTGGAAACAATCTTGTAAAGAATGGATACTAAGAAGGGCAGAAAGACATGCGTCAAAAAATGCTAAGAGAAGGCGGAGCCGTCAAAAGATGGCATACGATAACTAATGTCAAAGAACAAACTGTGGCAGCTCATAGCTGGGGTGTCGCAAGCATTGTGCTGGATCTTTGGCCTGATTGTTCTAATAACCTTATTCGTGCCGCTCTTTGGCATGATATCGCTGAGCTGCATACTGGAGACATTCCTGCGCCGATTAAGTGGGAAGACAGGGAATTCGCACTCGCCTGTCATAATATTGAACAAAGAATCCAAGAACAATTTAGCTTATTTGAAGAGCTTACCGAAAAAGAGCAAACACGATTAAAGATGGCAGACATCTTAGAATTAATGTGGTATTGCTTAGATGAGATAAAATTAGGTAATAAGAAATTTAGTAAGATTCTAATGATAGGGGCTGAACATTTTTTACACTTTCGTTATACGTGTTCAAAGGCTGATGCCATGTGTGACTATTTAATAGAGAAAGGAAGGTAGGTATGGTTTGGTATGCGTTTCTTATAGCTTGTTTCACCAGCCATTGTGCCAACATGAACTGGATAGAAAACTTTGAAAGCCTAACACAGTGTAATGAAACCTTACCCTTTATTCATGCAGAAGTTGTAGGTTCTGGTTTAAAGATAGAAGAAATAGGATGTAGAAAGAAAGGAGTTATAAATGTCAAACGCCAACAGTCGTCAAGTAGGAGGCGCACATTACCGGAATAAGATCCAACATTGGGATTGGGTGTCCAGTAATGAGTTAGATTATTTCCAAGGGCAGATAACTAAATACATCGCTAGATGGAAACACAAAAACGGTATAGAAGATCTAAAGAAAGCAGCGCACTTTTTAGAAAAATACATTGAGCTACAAGAAAAATCTGAATTGGATAAAAATCAACGCTGCTTTGATTTAGAAGGTAGTGACCCATTAGCTCATGGTTATGTGAACCAAGACTAATGCGCGGGGACTTAATTATAGAGGCATTAAAAAGTGCCACTAAAATCTTTAATCTAACCAAACGGGAACTACACCTGTTGACATACTGTGATTCTAGGGTTATAGACAGATGGTACCGTAATAAAGTGTCTATCCAAGAAGCAGCTATTTGGGCTGAAGCACTTGGTTATGAATTAGTTCTTAAACGTAAAGAAATGAGAAAGTAATGCAGATACCCCTCTTTGAACCAGAAGCAAACTGGACAACACCGGAAGTTTTACCTGATTTTGAAAACGCTGAAGCCATAGCCATAGACCTAGAAACATGTGATAAGGATTTAGAAAACAGTGGTCCTGGCTGGCCTTGGGCTGGAGGTCACGTAGCGGGAATAGCCCTGTGCTTTAAAAAGGGTAAAGACTTTGAATCACATTACTTACCCATAGGTCATCAAACAGGGCAAAATTTAGACAAAGCATTAGTTAGATCATACCTACAAAAATTAGGAAAGTCCAAAATTACAAAAGTCTTTCATAACGCAATGTATGATATCGGCTGGCTTCGTACAGAGCAGATAACAGAAATAGGAGGACCACTATTTGATACAATGAGTGGAGCTGCACTATTAGATGAAAATAGAAAAAGCTACAGTCTAGATAATGTTGGGAAATCTTGGTTGAACATAGGTAAAGATGAATCGCTACTAAAGGAAGCTGGAGCCGCTTACGGGCTTAAAAACATTAAGAAAGAAATGTGGAAATTACCGCCCAAGTTTGTTGGTCCTTATGCTGAACAAGATACACTTGTAACTCTAAAATTATGGGAACTGGAAAAGGGTAGGTTAGTTAAAGATGATTTAAATGAAATCATGGAACTAGAAATGTCCCTACTGCCCCTGTTAATAGAAATGCGAGCACGGGGTATTCGCATAGATTTAGATAAAACCCAACAGACTAAACAGGTGTTGAAAAAACAAAAAATTCAATTGGAAAAGGAGCTATATAGAAAATTTAATGTTAAGGTAGATGTATGGGCTTCTGCTAGTATAGCGAAAGCTTTTGATGCCCATAACTTAGAATACCCAAGAACACAAAAAACAGCCGCCCCGAGTTTCACCAAGGAGTTCCTCGAATCCCACCCACACGAAATAACAAATATAATACTTAGGATTCGAAAAACAGATAAAACAATAAGTACGTTCATGGATGGAATGATTTTAAATTCCATCCATAACGGTAGGATACATGCAGAACTGCACCCATTAAAAAGTGATAAGGGGGGTGCGGTTTCTGGGCGATTTAGCTGTAGTCGTCCAAATCTACAACAGGCAAGTGCCCGAGATCCAGAGTTTGGGCCAATGGTAAGAAAATTGTTTTTACCAGAAGAGGGTCAGCTATGGGGGTCTTTAGATTACAGTAGCCAGGAGCCACGGCTTACTGTCCACTATGCTCATAAAACTAATCAACCAGGAGCTGCAGAAGCTGTAGAAAACTATAATACAGATAAGAATATGGACTACCACCAAATGGTAGCAGACCTAGCAAACATTTCACGGAAACACGCTAAGACAATTAACTTGGGACTAGCCTATGGTATGGGTCAAGTCAAACTATGCACTAGCTTAGGATTACCAACTGAAAAAATAACCGATAAAAAAGGTGCAATTAGGGAAATAGCAGGAGAAGAAGGATTACAAATTATCGCACAGTACCATACCAAAGTTCCCTTTATTAAAGGGTTGACTTCTACCTGTTCAAACCTTGCCCAAGAACGGGGGTATATCCGTACTATTGGTGGCCGCTTATGTCGCTTTAATATGTGGGAACCAGCTAATGGAAGCTGGGATATGCCTGTTGAAGGCCGAGCTGCTGCCCTGGATAAATGGGGTGGACAAGTGCGTAGAGCATTTACACATAAGGCTTTAAATAGATTAATCCAAGGTTCTGCCGCAGATATGACCAAGTTAGCCATGCGTAACCTCTGGCAAGAAGGTATTGTACCATTACATCAAATGCACGATGAACTTGATTTTAGTTTTGAAACCAAAAAGCAAGCGGATCAATGTATAGAAATAATGGAACAGTGCTTGCCGCTTTCAGTACCTATTGTGGTGGATGCAGAGTTTGGTAAAACTTGGGCAGATGCTAAATATTCTTGGGAACAATGTAGTGAAACGGTACACTGCGCTGTGGGATAATTAATTATTGGAGAAAAGATTATGGCTCATATTACTGTTACATTAACGGCTGACATGGTTTTAAGTGATACTGGCGACAGGTACCAAACCGAAACAGGAACTGATGCAGCGGCTATTCAAGCCACTGCTCGCACCAGAATAGCAGCTTATCAAAAAGCAGGGGATACAGTTAGTTTTACTAATTTACTTGATGAAGGGGAACAACAGGTGATGGTTGTTGGAAATGCCACCCTTTAATGGAACGAAAAGAAACATCCCCGTTTATAGCTTGCCCTTGGTGTGGACAAGTTACACGATTAGAGTTTGTTAAAGGTCACTACCAATGTACATCCTGTAAAACTCCTGTGTCTGATTGTTGTGACGGTGAGCAAAGCCAAGAAGGTATTGAGCCATAGCTTCATTAGAAAAAACCTTTTGGTCCTTACTTAAAAAGCATTTACCAAAAGGATGTGATTCCCAGAGAATTGAAACAGGAGGCACGGGACGCGGTATACCCGATGTTAACCTATGCTATCAAGGAAACGAAGTTTGGATTGAGCTTAAAATAGTTTCTGGTAAAAAAATAAACATAACAGCGGAACAGTGTGCTTGGCATTTTCGCCGTACACGGGCGGGAGGTCGTACATTTATAATAGCCCGTGATAAAGCTGACGGTGTGCGGAAAGGTAAGTACGATAAGCTATATGTATGGACAGGTGAACACGTTATTGCGATACAGGAACATGGTATAGCTGCTGACGGTTGTTACATTTACCAAGCTCCTTTTAATTGGGAACAGATAATAGGTAGTTTATGGCCATAAACGCCCTAGTTTATGATAATTTAACACCCCCTCAGATGCCCTGTAAGGCATCACGTTAACAGGTGGCAGGGTAGGGTAAGGGGCGCTCATATGATGCCTGTACGTTAAAAAGAACCCCCGCCGAAGCGGGGGCTAAGTTGACCGCAGGGGTTGTTAGGGACCATATTCCATTTTAGGTAACGGAAAGTATTCATGGTTTAAAGACAACACAAGCTGTGTCATTCCGGGCTCATGGCTATCAAACTCATCAAAGGTTAATGGTAGCCGAAGAAGGTGGGCTATGGAACGTTCAAACGGTTCGTGGCCATATAACTGGTTTATAATTTCTTCACCTCCATTATGGTAAACTTGCACCCAGTATTCTGTGTATCCTTCCCTACCGGCTTTTCTAAACTCACCCTTAAATGCAGGACCGGGGCTTCTGTCCGTATAGTTCATAATAAAAATTTTATGAACTATAAGACGTTTTGGTAGGGCAGGGGTTTTTTCCGTCGGGTGTAGATTTACAATGTGTGGAGCAACAAAGCGAATAGTAGTGTTATGGTAAACTTCTTCCAGGTTTGGTTCCTGTGTTTCCCAATCTATCACAGCTTCATTAAGAACACCGTTGGTACGGGTAGGGTTAAGTGTGAAGTGATACTTAGTTGGCATCTTCTTTCTCCCTTCTGTTACACGATAACTTTATAACTGTATTTATTGTACCTTGGTACTAATAGAAAGACTAGCCGATAACCCGTATTTATTTTATCTTTTAGGTAATACGCAAAAATTAGCGGC